AGTTTGTTCAGTAAAAGATTTAGCACTCCCTAATAAACCTTTTGAGGCAGCTTCGCTTATGCTACCGCTTTTATCATAAGCGTTTTGAAATTGCGCGCCAATCAAAAGAAGATTTCCTGCTGGGCCCAATACTTGAGTTGACCTATATTTATCCCCAATTTTAATTGAATTAGGCTTTCTGCCTTCTAATTCCCATAATTTTTGTTCAGCTTCAGAGCGGGGCTTATCTAATACAATCATCCCTTTGCGTAATAAATAAGCTCCTAAAGCAAGAATACCTATACCGGTAAGCCCTCTCCCCATGCCCTTAGCGAAATCTCTTTGGTTGAATTTACCCTTACCAGCATTTAAGAATATAGTTTTTACTATACCTACTGGAGAATAATTTAATATTTGCATAGCAACAGCAGAAGGGGTCTTGCTAAAAGGAAGAACAAACTCTGCGCCTTTTATTTTCTTTAGATGCCCGGCGGCTTCGCTCAATAAAGTTTGGTTCTGGAATACTGCAATTTCAGCATCAGCTATCGCTAAAATAAGCATATCATCAGTAGGATTAGCTACTAAACCATCAATGAATTTATTGGCTTCTTCACCTTTTAATCCCTTATTCATTGCTTGGACTTTTGCCTGTTCATAAAGTGAACGCGCTTTTGCTCCATAATAAAATGGCTGGTCTTCTGCCCCTAAGATACTAAAGACGGTTTCTTCGTATTTCTGTAATCCTTTGGCAAACTTATTTTTTCCAAAACTTACCCTACGATAATCATACTTAGTCAAAACATTTCTCTCGTCATATCCAGTCTTAAGAAAACGCCATCCTTTATCCGCGCCTTCTTTAATCCCCTTTAAACCTTTAGTAGTAAAAGCGACTGCTCTTTTCTTAGTGAATAATGAGGTCATTTTATCAACTGCGATAGCAGGAATATCTTTTATTACTTCTGTTCCAAAAGCATGGCTGAAATTAGCAAGAATATTTACGCCAGTAGTTTTTAATCCAGTAAGCAAACCGGCTTTCCATACCGCAACTACTTTGTTATAAATAGGAGTAGGCACTAAATCAGATATATAATTTTGTAAATCCCTAAACTTTATTGCCTTTTCTTCTCCTTCAGGCATCTCTTGTATTTCTTTCATATTATCAATAATATCTTTTGCTTGTTCAGGAGTAAGTTCAGGTATTCTCTTTTTTAATCCTAATATTCCCCCTTGCGTTTTTTCAATTTCTGCATTATATTTCAATATAGTTTTAGCGGCAAATCTAATTTGACCTTCAGGAGTAAGCCGGGAAAGGATAGATGCCGCCTGAACTGAGCGGCCTAATTCGGTAAGTCGTTTTGCCATATCATTGCCCAATTCTGACGCTTTCTCATAGAGCGCTTCTTTTGTTACACCTTCTGGAAATTTATCCGCTTCTTCAGAATAATACTTAAGAAGTTCGGCCCCGATAGCAATAGAGCTATCATCTGTTCCTTCGCTTGCTATTTTTTCAGCTTGGGGTAAATTATCTTTAATTAGGTTTTTTGCTTTCGTAGCAAGTCTATCAGTAGAGCGCGGTACATACTGTCCTGATACTTTTAGTATCGGGATTTCTTCCTGTATGGAGTCAATAAAACCTCTTGGTTTCCAATCAAAACCCTTGCCTTCTCCTTTTGGCTTTCCAGCCTCTGGTATCAATGCCGAACCTCTTAATCCCAATGCTTTATAAAAAGGCAGATTATCTGCAGCCTGCATAATGGCAGCTCCAAGTTCGGGGCTTTGTTTTGTCGTTTGGATTACATAATCCACAGTTAATCCCTCTTTGGGTATCTTTATTCCTTTCTCTTTGAATAATTCTGTAAGACGCGGCAATGCTTCTTTAAGAACAGAAGTAATCTTTGCGTTTTGTATCATTTTAGGAGTAAGCATTATTGCGCCAGTAAGTCCCATTTCCAATATATCAACACCTGTTTTTATTCCAGTTTGTTCTGTTTTAATCCCCATAAGTTCAGATAAAGATAAAGGTTTATATTCATAGTTTTGATCTTCAGGAGTAGATGTATATTTTGCAGCAGGGAAAGCCCCATATTTTAATGCCGCAGATACAGCGGAAAACTTGACCAAACCCTTCATAAAGGGTATTATGCCGAATTTGCTTATTACTCCACCCCCAACGGCAACCATTCCAACATTAAGTAAAAAATCATTCATTGCTAAGTTTTGTGCAGCCCTTGTATATATTCCCTTTCCAGAAAGATATTTGTCTAAATCTTCGTGGATAGCGGATATTTCCTTTCCTTGTTCTTTTTCTTCTAACCCGCTTTCCTTAACGCGATTTATCTCATTAAGTGCCAAAATTGCCCTTGCTCCTATTTCTTCTTTATCAGAATGTAAGCCTACCTTAGTCAATATGCTGTCTTTTAATCTGCCAAGTATAGATTGAGGATTTTTGGATGCTTCAAAAAAATATTCCCCGGATGATGAATAAGCATCTTTGCCATATTCCGATACCCTCAAATTATGACCTATATCGTGTTCATCCATATCGGGAGCAAAGCCGATTGTTTTGTTCTTATCTTCTAAATAAACTGTCTGTTCTGGCATTTTTATAAATCGTCAAAATCAATTCCGCTGTTAGAAATAATAACATTACTCTTAACTTGTGGAGTTGACTTTGTCTTTATCTTGCTTTCCTTTTCATATACTCTCTGTATCTTATTCCGGCTTGCTATAATATTCGGCACATCTTCTAAGAGTGCCGTTTGCGGATTATATTTTTTAATGTAATCCTTTTGGACATCTTTTAATATCTCATCAATCCGCGCTCCTTGAGCATTTTCCTTATCCACCCTATTAAAAAAATCATAAACAATCTCTGATGATACCTCTGGCATCAAACTTAAACTATTCTTTACCCAGCCTTTTAAGGCTTCTACGCTAAAGTTAAGGCGCATATTTCTGTTTTTATCTTGTTCAGAGAAAGTTTTATTGATAAGTGCCTTAGTATCATTTGCCGTTAATTTATCGGAATTGTTAAGAATAAAATTATTTATCTCATCAACAGAATTTTTCCTTGTCTGCATTTCTCTAATTTGACTATAAATCTTAAAATTAGTTTCATTAGCATTAGGAGTATATAATTCTTTAATCAACTTTTCTCCGTCTTTGGGTTTAATGTCTCCGTTAAGCATAGATGATTTTATTTGTTCATAACTCAAGGTGTTTTCTGTTTTAGCAATAATCATATTGGCTAAATTCTGTTCTTGATTAACATTTTGATTAAACTCAAACAAGCGTTTATTGCGATTAATTTTTAATTGTATTCTCTCAAGCGCTTTACCTCTTTCTTGTTCTGGTAAATTTTCATAAGTTCCCTTATTCCCTAATTTTAATTGACTATAAACATAAGAATTGTCCAAGTCAGTAGCCATATCCTTACCAATATCTGCATCAACCTGTGCTACTGCCCATTTAGAGGCTCTTTCTGCTCTATTCGTTGCCGCATCTTCCCTGCTTAAAAATCCACCGGCTACCATTTCCTCTAACTTCTGGTCGTGTTTTAATATGATATTCCTACGCTGTTCAGGGCTTATTGCTGAGATATAAGCGTCTTTTGCGTCATTATCATAGACAATCCAGTCGGCTTTGCCGGAGTCAATGGCTTTCTTATTGAACCCGTAATCTAACTTTATCCTTGCTGTTAAGATATCGCCTTCAGCTTCAGTTAAAAAATTATTCTTTACCTCTTGCAAAGAGATTGATGAGCTTGCCTCTTGCCTTGCTTTCTCAAGTTCGTTATAATATTTAGTCCGGGTAGCTGTATCAAAGTTAGGTTCAGCGGCCGCCTTTTCTCCTATCTCTGCTACTCTTGAGTTAAAAATATTCTGCGCTTTTGTTTTCTCGGCTACAATAAACGCCTTTTGCAGCATATCACTATATTCGCCTATTGCTTTGCCTGCGCCTGATATAGCATCCCCTGTATCAAATTGAGATTGCTGAATAGTCCTTACAGGGACTTCTCTTGATATTATTGTGCCACCCGGTTGACTTCTTGGTATGCGAGCCATCCTACTCCCCTATCTTTTTCTTTCCAGCAGGCACAGAAGCCCTGCTTTCATATAATTTATATCCTGCTGATAATAACGACCTTGCTACATTTGAATAACCCTGTGCCATATATCCCGCGCCTTGCGCCTTATATGATAATGCCTCTGACCTGTATCCTTCTGCGGTAACCTTGTCATTTATGTTCTGCAAGGATAATTCAAGCTCTAAATTGGCTCGGCTGTCCACCATTACATCAATAGGGCTTCCTGTCATTGCCCGGACACCTGATTTGGCATATCCGGCAATCTGCGCCCCTTCTAAAGTCTTCATTTCTTTTCTTGCCCGGAGCGTTCTTAATCCGATATTGGTTTCTACTAACGCGGCTTGTGCTTCTGCTACTTTAGCGTTATATTTAGATATTTTCTTTGCCTGCGCCGCAGAATACATAGAGCCAAATGCTTCTAAAATACTGCTTACTGCCGATATATAACCTAATCTCTGCGCCGCTGTAAGTGCCATAATTAACTCCTCAACTTTCGGAAACTTCCGATTTTATCACTATACATAGAATATTCAACGGCAATGGGTCGCTCTGCCTGATGAATATTTCATCGTCGCTGCTCCAACCTGATTTAAAATGCTTTGCCACATCGCCGGTAATCATAGCGGGCGGCTCGCCAAGCGGGTCATTGACATTACCAAAGAATACAGTATCAAGATTATCCTCATCAACGCCTATCTTCAATCCTAAACTCCTATGAACCCTTACCGTGCTTAAATAAATCTTGCGTTTCTTGGTTTGCCCTGTGCCTTGCGCGCTTCCGTCGCTTAACTTTAATAATTGCAAATCACCGTTATACGGAAGCCCAGCGTGAACAACCGCAGCCCTGCGGATTAAATTTATCGCACCTGATACAACCGTAAATGTCTGCTGGTCTGCTGGAAGTCCCGCGTCAACGGCTACGGATACTGTTTCCCCTTCTAAGTGGTCTAATCCCGATATAGCAGTTACCATTGACCTTATTTCGCCGCCGGATATATAATCATCAAAATTAGAACCGTCTATTAAGTTATCGTCTAAATCTGTAATCCTGAATGTTGTCGCACCTGCCGCCGATACTTTGTAAAAATTACCGTTTAACTGCGTCATTCCGACGACATTGTCTATTTTTATCTGTTGCGCCTCGGCAAAGCTCGCTCCTGAAAAAGTTATCACTACAGGATTTGCCGTTGATGCCGCTGACATAGTAACAGGATTATCTAAAGTTAAACTGCTATCAAGCCGGATAGCATCCCAATCATCAACAAAATCCTCATCACTAAAATACTCAACATAACGGACATATCCACCGTTAATATATCTTTTTACGACTACCCAGACCTGGTCTTCTTCGTTCTCCTGCGGGATTATCGCTATTGACTCAAAAACACCGCTTCCCCTACTATCACGCCCGGCTGATAACCTGCTCCAACCGACAACATCTTGCTTTACATTCCTTGTTAATACCGCAATCTGCCCATCATTTCTTACTATCCAAATCCTGTCATTAGGCGCTTGCTGATGTGCTATGTCTTTTGCGCCTGTTCCGTCCCGTAATATATGGTCTGCTAATAAATTGGCGTCATCGGCATCCTGCCCGTCAAGCTCAAGAGAATATCCAAGTTCCCTTAATCTGTTAAGGTTGCGCTGGACATAATAAATATAAGCCCCGATAGTATTCGGCCTTAATGCGCTTGCCCCGTAATTGGTATCTAATTTAACATCAATATCGCTTGGAGTTATAATTCCTGCGTTTCCTCTTGCCGAGAAAGTCCCGCCGAAAGTCCCTATTGATAATGCTCTTGGCGTAGATATAAGCCATTTAATAGCGTTTAACTCTAAAGAAGCAACCTTAAAAGTTACGGCATCAGCATCATCAGAACCCGAGTCAAAACTATCATAAGCCCCAACATAAGAACCCCAGATATTCTGTGATTGATGAGTTGTAGCCGCATAGAATAATCTCTGCTCGTGGAAACATACCGTAGCGGGCCAGCCACGATAATCGCTAAAAGCCCCTTCTGACCAGTCCGTTGTAGCCGCCGGGCCAGTGGCTAAATCCCCTGCTGAACCGTCCGGCTCTGCCTGGACAGTTCCTATGACTATTTGAGCTGTGCTTACTGATGTAATCCTTACTACGCCGCTCTTAACACGCCATAAAGCCCCTGAATGAGTGGCTACGAATATGCCGGTTGATGCGGTAAGCGTGGTTGCCCCTGTATCACTTGAAGGCGTGATTGTCGTTGCGGTTATATTGCTATCAAGAAACGGCCCTCTTACAAAAGGAACTTCGGTAAGTGTGAATACTACTGCGGATGTCCTTTGCAGTTTTCTTGGCTTATGCGAGGAATGAGTAATATACATTACATCATTTTCCTGCGCGTAATTAAGGTCAAAAATCTGCGCTTCGGTATAAGGAGTAGTAATCTCAACAGCCCCACCGCCCGATACTACCTGTGCCTGATTAGCATAAAAGCGCATATATAAATCGCCAATCTCAACAATATATGCCTGCGTGGTAGATACCTGAAATGGTATAATGCGTGTCGCCTTACTTGATGTTTTTACCGCGGCTACAAATTGAGTTCCAGGACGGAATAATGCCCCGCCTACCTGGTCTATTAGCCAGTTCAATAATATCTTACAGGCATTGGCGTATTTTGCTAAATCAAACCTGCCGTAAGATTTCGGCGAGATCTCGCCGGCGGTAAAGTTGTTTTGGGTAGAAGTCGTTTTCATTTTATATCCAGGGATGCCAAGTTTCGCCTACATATGTTTCATATAATCCTGAACCTGAAAGCCGCGCCCTTTCCCATTCATCCATTATGGGTTGTTGCGCTGTATCCTGCTGTGAGTCGGAAGCTATAGCTCTTGGCAATCTTATAGTTTCATATTCTTTGAATAGCGTTTCTGCCATTCCTTTTGAATCGCTAAAAGCAAAACATATCTCTGAAGCAAGGCGAGTGGCAAAGGCGGTTATAAATTGAGGAGAATATTTAGTCGGGTCATCAACCCGGGCGGTATAAATAATCTTTAACTCATCAAGGTTGCAAAGTATCCCGTCATTTTCAATCTTTACTACCGCTGACCTTGAATTGGTATAATTGAGCTTTATAAAATCAGACGGCTTTGCGAATACATAATTAAGCCCGTCCTCTGTCATTGCGGGGGTTGTATCCAATAACGCAAGCTGAGCTCTTTTTTGAGTGAAAGTCCAGGGATGTTCCGCTAATAACTCATCAAGTATATAATTCCATACCGCGCTTATCTTGCGCGCCTCTTCGCTTTCTTGGGAAAAAGAAGTTATCCTCTCCGCTCCTATTTTAGTAAGAGCCATATTAGCGATAGACAACTTGCTTCTTGTATCGCTAACCTCGCTGATTGCAAAGCCCTGTGCCATTAACCTGAATGACTCTTTTACATCAAGAGTAGTATTATGTATTACTACTGTATAATTATCTTCTGCAAGCGGGGTAAATGCCTTAATCCAGTTAGTATCAAAATCAAATTCCATACTGCCGGAAGCAGAGGCGGCTTGAAATTCAGAAGTAGTGAAGTTATAATAATAATCATCTGAACCCCTGCGGATAATAATTGTTACTGTGTCAGTAGAAACACTATCCTGGAATGAAACTGGTATTATAAACTCTTCCCCGACAGCTATCCTGAATATATTTATCATAATTTACCCCTTATCTATTTGAGCGTATCATTTTCTCTAAACCTTGATACTCGTCGCCGTCTTTTGCCCCGTTTGTATTCTGATAAACCGAGCGTATATATGCTCCGGCTTTTCCTGTATATCCGCTTGATAAATCTACATTCCAAATATCTCCGGCGGCAATATCGCTTAAATCATCAAGCGTTGTTTTTACTCCTGATATAGAATACCCTGCCTTGTCGTTATTAGTCCCTACGGTTACTGTTCCGGTTATTGTTCTCGCCTCAACCGCCCATACATCGGCTGCAGAATGCGTAGAAAAGCCAGTAGCTTTATAATCATCAGGAGTAGTTAAAGCTCCACCCGTTATAGTGCGTGCCTCAACTGCCCAAACATCAGCAGCGGAGTGTGTAGAGAACCCGGTAGCGGTAGCCCAATCACCCTGATTATCATATAGGTTTTTTAAATAAGTCCCTGCTTTTGTCCCCTCGTAAGCGGATATATTAGTATCCCAAACATTAGCGGCGGTAAGGGTAGAAGTTCCTCTTGATGATACCGTAGCGTCAAGGTTTGTTTCAACAAGCACTCCGTAAGTATTAGCCGAGCCATATGAAGCAACAGCTGCGTTCCATACAGCGTCAGCAATTACAGCGTCGGAAGTGGCATCAGCAATAGAATACCCTGTTTTATCCCAAGTCGTCAGAGTAGTTACTGTCCCGACAGTTGAACCATCTAAATCTATTGTTGTGCTATCTTCGTCTAACGCGGTAAGTGTTCTTGCGGCAGTTCCCCATACTTTATCTGCTGCATCTTGTTTAAATTCAGAAGTAGTTATAGCGTCGGCTGCGATCGCCCCGGAATCAATGGCATTATCAGCAATAGCGTCGGCATCAACCGCACCCGTTGCTATCGCATCAGCCGTAATTACGCCATTAGCAAGCCCGTTTACCGTTGTAACTGCGGTTGCTGTGCCGGTGGTCGTAACCGTATCAATAGCCCCACCTGTAACATTTATCACACCACCGTCATCAGTTGTAGCGAATAATAACGGGTCGCCTATTATTGTCCTAATAAGTATTGTTTGAGTTACCGCATCTGTAGTTGAAGATTTTACCTGTATAATAATATAATCTGCGTTTGTTTCGGCTTGGGTAAGTGATAAATAATACTGCCCTGTTTCTCCGATTTCTGTTGCTTCATTGGTGCAATCTGCAAAACCGTCGGGAGCTGCGCCGTCCGCGAAAGTATCTATCTCGCTATCCAGCCCTGCCGCACTTGTTATCAGCGTGCCGTCATTCTTCATTATAGGAAATACCAAGTAGGTCGCCACATTTTTCTGCCGGACAACCTCAAGCGCCTGTGCTTGCTGTGTAATCAAGAATAAAGCTAAAAATATGCCGAATATCTTTCTCATCTTAATATTCCCCTTCCTATGCCGACGCCTATTTCGTGTCCGATATATGTTGATGTCGCGCTTGGTAATATATTGAAGTCGTCTATTATAACCGTAGTGGTCGAAAGTTCATCTCTCCAAATAAGGTTAAAATAAGTTCTCATTGAGCTAACTGTAAGATAATTTATGCAAGAATAGGCATTAGTCCAGTTTATCCCGTCTGAAGAATAATCCCAATAGATCGTTCCGCCACTTTCTCTAATCCCAAGATAACGATATGTATCGGCATTATAGGTTTCGGTATAAACATAGTCGGTATAAACATCGCTCGATGAAACATAGATATGAATATCCCCTCCAAAAATCGTCCAAGTTGCATATTCAGTACCATCGTATACATAATATTGAAACTCATAATATAAAGATTGGTCACCAGCATTAATTATTTTAATTGTTGAACCTGAACTAATATAATCAAGGTAATCTTTAGAACGAAGATAAGCTTCTGATGCTGAACCAGTAGTAGTTATTTCAATCCTTTGGTTAGTTTCTAATATTATAGCAGGATAATAATTCACCCACTTCGTAACATCTATGGAGTTGTCATCAAAATTATCTGTAAGAGTGCCGATTAAAGCCCCCTGCGCCACGAAAGGAAGCAATAGGAATATAAGGATAAAGAAGAGTTTTTTCATTGACTTTTCATATAAGCAAGAAACATTATCATTATTAAAATACAATGCGGTTGATTTAACGGAAAGTAATAGCACATTGAAGCCATAATCATCACAAGCCCGACGAGGCAATGTATATTATCCGTCCTTAATAATTTTATGATTAAAGATAGAATAAATCCTGCGATTAAAGTTATGCCAAGTAATCCTGTTTCAAAAAATAACTGAAGCCAGTCATTGTGAAGATTGCGCCATATTCCTTCTTGGGCGAATACTCCTTTGCCTAATGCTGGAAATATCTCTTTAAATGTTCCAATGCCCCAGCCGAGAAATGGATGCTGAAAAGATAATCTTAATGCTTCCTGCCACGCTGGGCCGCGCACAAGAGGAAACCAGTATATTACCCTGCATAAGATTGCGTATATCAGCACTACTGAAACAAGCGAAATTATAATAAGTTTCAGTCGCCTTGGCTTCCTGTATGCTATCAAAAACGCCCCTATTACAATGAGCAAGCTCTTTAACTGCATAGAATTGCCGACAGAGCCATAAATAATATTGCTTTTGCGCCCGAAGTTCATTAAAGCATCAATGTTCAATACTTGAACACATACAAGGAATAACTGCAATATAAAGACGGTAAGTAAGATATTGTATATCGGCTTCCAGTTTTTAATCTTTGTGCAGAGGATATAGAAATAAACAAAGCCGGCAAACCAGATATAATTTGAGAAAGAAATATGCGGCGCTGCGCTAAAAAAACAATTTAAGAATGCGAATACCGAGAATATCTTTATGAATAAATCTACTTTGATAAACAGGGTATAAAACCCTAAACAAGCGGATAGCAATACTGCCCATATCCAATAGTTATTCGGCGGTAACAGGGCTAATGCTACCAAAGGAATTGCTATCAGATAGGGCAGTATTTTGTTCATTTATGCTATTGTCGCGTTTGCGCCTAAGATTATCCAACCTATGGTGTCGTCAACATAAAGCAGAGTTACATACTCCAGAGCCGCATCAAGGGTAATAGTCGCATACCCGGTTACGGTAGCAGGAGTTATAACAAATGTTTCTGAACCTGTCCTGGCTGCTAAACTAATATTTAATATTTGCCCTTTTGTGCCATTGGCTAAGGTCATTGCGTGTCCAGTATCGCCGTCGCTTGCCGCAATAATTACCGTTGAATAGCTTACGGGAATAACCCATACGCCGCTTGCAACAGCTCCCTCGCCGCCTGCGTTAGGCCCTGCTATATTCAGTTTAAGCGTCCTGCCGTCAAATGTAGGAGAACCGCCGTATATATCCAAGTCGGTAATTTGTCCAGCATCCGAACCTGAATTTTTATATCCTACCGCAGCAAAAGCCGGACTAATGGCAAGCAGGAGTATTAACAACATCAAAATGTATCTCTTCATAACTTCTCCTTTAAGTTAAGGGCAGAGGATTTCTCCCCTGCCCCGACTCTTTGCTTAGTCCTTAGTGTAGAAAATCGCTAACTTGATTGTGCCGGTTGCCGTTGATGCGCCGGTTGTATGGATTACAACCTGATTATCGCCGGATGCTGTGCCGATAACATAATCCATACCGTCAACTGTTTCAAGACGCTGGAATACGATTGCCCCAGTTCCGTCAACAGAAGCATAGCGGGTATAGTTATCGCTATCGCCTACCTCAAGAGTATTGTTTGCGTTTAAGGTAGCATCAAAGGACAAGATTATTTCCTGTATCCTTGCGCCTGCCGGTAATGTTCCACCCATTGTAATGGTGGAGTCTGATGCTAATGCGGATGCTTCATAGCTGTCAACAATACACTTCAAGCGCGCGTCCTGCACGCCTTCAGCGCATTGATTAGCAATGCCGCCTGCCGCAATCTTTGTTGCCTGAACTCCTAATACTTCTGACATGGTAAATTCCTCCTTGTTGGTTTAATTACTCTTAGCTCTCAACACAAGCAATTTCTACAACTCGTGCTTCTTCTAACCTTGTTACGCCTAAAGCTATACGGACATAAACCTGCCAAGCATAGTTTTTGTCAGGCCTTTCAGTTAAGCGTCCTTCAGCTTCTTTTTGTATGGCTAACTGCATACCTTTTTTCTGCCATGCGTAGCAAAGCCGGCGGCTTCCGCTGTCTGTTCCGAGTTGTTCGCTGTGAATGAATTTGAACCCGCAGAAGGTATCAATATCGCCCTGGACAAGAGCTTTAACCGTGTTGTAATCAGAGCTTGTTACCTGTGTAGTATTTAACAAATCTTCTTTCTGCTTGGAAGACACAACGATGAACCTGTCTTCCCTTTCAACTTCGCCGGCATCAAGAATTTGATTTGCTTTAGTGAGTTTGGCGATTGTTAATCCGCCGCCTACTGTGGTCTTCTGTGCAGCAGCAAGAGTTACAGAAGTAGAACCTGTTTTGCCGGTATATGCCGTAGCGTTAAAAGCTTCGATAATAAGAGCATCAACCTGGCGATTGATTGCGGCTTTCTTGGCTTGCATATAGGTTGATTTGGGGTCAACCAGCATTTGAAGCGCCTCAAACGGATCTTCAAGAGTGTTAGAAACAAAATAACGAGGTGTTACTCTACGCCTTCTGTGGTCGGCATCCTGAACAGGTGTATCTTGTAACCTGCTGGAAATCTCAACCATTGAGTCAGAGGCATATTGGTCGTAATACTTTTCTTCGCCTGTCCAGTTGGTATCAACCATAACTGCAGAACGAAGGCGATTATCCATCTGCTGTGCCAGCATGGTAATCGTGTCTTGATACGATTTAACAAACGCCGTCGATGGAGCTGACATTTTGTTCTCCTTTTTTTATAGAATTATGAGCCCGCCCTGTATGTTTTTTTATGACAAACCTTGCAAAGAGTTTTACCATTATTGATGTTCCAAAGCTCACTACAATTCAAAGCATCATTAAGATTTTTAATCTGATATTGCTTAATAATCAAACTAAATCTTTTTATGTGATGAGCTTCTAATGATTTTGTATTACCACACTCTTGACAAGTGAAGTTATCTCTTGTAAAGACATCGCTTCGCCATTGTCTATATTCAAAGCTATTACAAATTTTATTTCTTAGCTTGGAAGTTCCGCCTTTCCAACGAGGATGATGTTCTTTGCTTTTACTGCAACTAACACATCGCGTTGCTGCCCTGCGAGCCAATTGTTTTCCACAATCAATACAATATTTATAGCCCTTAAACATCGGTAATAATTCTCTTGGTCTATTTCTTGTCCAATGATTATCACCAGAAATTACAGGCGGAAAAATATCAGGATACAATTCATGCATTCTCAATCCAGCCAATCTGTTTTTCTCTAATTTTTCTGGTTGAGAAGCAATGGTTTTTTGTATCTCAGACATTGCTCGGCGATGTTCTATACTTCTTATATAAACACCAGACGAACCCACAACTTCTCCTTTTTGTTTTGTTTATTTACTCTTATCTAAGAGAGTATCCCTGAAGGGGTCTCTTTACCGCTTATGTGGGCCTACCTTGCAGCAGGGTATCCAATGATGATTTGCTACTTTAGAGATTGGCTATTTGACTTTGGGGGCTTTGGCTTGTCCCTTTGCTTCTTCGCCAGTTGTCTCCGTTACAAATTTATATGCTGCTTCTGCTACCGAGAAAATCTCGCCAGTATTCAATCCTGACTTGGTAGCAGTAGGTAATACAATCTCAACGCACTTTAATCTTATTTCTTCCCGGGTCATTCTGCACCGTCCGGGTATGCCACATCATAAAGCGCCTTGCGTTCTTTGATTAGCTTAGGATAGTTGGGGTCGTTTTGGTCTAATGCCATAATCCTCTTGTTAATATCATCAATCTTCTGCTTGGCATCAGTTGTAGTGGTTGATAAATCGCTAAACTCACCGTGATTAATACTATCCTCTGACATTTTCTTCCCTATCCCGGCAAGAACTTTTAATACAGCAGGATTATTGCCCAAATCCCCGAATGCTTCCTGCGCTTCTTTACCGCCGAATTTCTCAACAATACGCTTTGCGAGTGTAAGGTTTGCGGCGAACTCCGGGCCCCATTCAGTGCGCAATCTGGTCTCTGCATCTTTTGTCGCGGTAATAGTAATCTCATCCTGCTTGGCAAGATTAGCCGACAATGCCTGCATATACCAGGCGTGTAATCCATCAGCTTGCCCTTGCGTAAGCCCAAGTTTATGGGATAATCTGGCAAACGCAGCCGCGCCTTCAGGTGTAACTTTTATCGCAGGATGTAATTTCTCAATAGGAGTGAATTTATATAACTCCGGCTTTTCAGGGCGTCCTAATGAATTATAGAACTTGTCTTTCTCTTCTTGCGGCGCGTCGTCTTTAGGGATAATCACACCCTTGCGCCCGACAAGCTTAACTGTTTCAAGATGCCCTTTAGCAAGCTCGGAAATATCTTTGTATTTGGCGATGTTCGGATCGCTTCTTATTTCTTCAGGTATCTGTTCAATACTCCCGATAGTTGATGCCTTTGTTTTGGTTTCTTTGTATCCCGTAGCCAATTCCTCTACGGTCTTGAATGTCGCTAAATCCTGGTCTCCTGCGAATGTTTCGGGTAACGGTGTGCCTTGTGGCGGGTCTGTTACTACTACTTCTCCCTTGTTTCCCAACTTCTGATTAAATTTCATCAGGGCATTCAGTATCCTTCCTGGGTGAATGGTGTCCTTAAAAAACATTTATTCTTCCCTTTCTTTTTCTGTTTCTATTGGTTGTAATCTGGTTTCTATCATTAATACGATTGTCCTTTTACCCTCATTAGCGAATGTTTCTCTGTCGGTATCGGCAATCGTAGAGATATAATTAAAACAGCGTTGCCTTAAATCTTCTAAAACAAGCTGTCCGTCGTCGGAATTAAATACTCTCATATATACTTGTGATAATTGTTCGTCAGTCAATGTCAATAGCTTCTTAATTAAATCGTGGCGCATATCTTATATCCCAAGCCTCGGCTAACCTATGGAACTTTTTATAATTAATATTATGCTCTTTAAACATTGCCTTGCGAGCATCAAACTTACCCTCTTCATTTTGTTTAAGCATCCAGGCAAGCCGTTCTAATATTTCTTGGTCGCTCTCGCGCTTAATCATCCGGTTATTCCAGTTAATAAAACTTTTCTGCATTAGCTCTTCTTCAGCTAAAGACATATTCTCCGGCTCATAAATATGCTTTAATACAAGGCGTAGAAGATAAGGCAAATCAGCTACCTTGCGATTATGAACTTTGAATAACATTATTTACTTGCTCCTGTTTCTGCCATTGTTTTATCTATGTCCGCGCCAACCTTAACCGTGTCAGCTCCCTGTTGCATAAGAGCCATACTTTGCGCCATTATTGCCTGTTGCGCCCGGGCGTCTCTTATCGCTTTTACTTCCTCGTCAGAACGCAAAATGTCGGGATTAATTCCTTTTATTCGCGACACAATATCCACAACCTTGTCTTCGTTGATTTTATCAAGCACTTCCGGCTTGACTGAAGCAATAGCGCCGACATTCCCCAGGAAGCTCTCAATAGCAAACATTTCGCTTTCTCTCTGTGCTTTAGCAAGAGGAGAGATATACACAATATCCATTTCCTGGTCTTTAATCATATTCGGTGGCTCTGGCAATTCTCCGCTTCGGTATAAAATATTGAATACCCTTACAAGTAGAGGGTCTAATACTTCATCGGTAAATCTTCCAACAACCGGCCCAAGCAAAACCATATTCTCGGCAATCCTGCGCTGAACTTCCGGCACGGTCATTTGCTTTGTAATATCTGACAATGCCCTGAATAACGGCACAAAGAAGGTTTCCTCAATGGCTCTCTTTTCCATATCCATTACTTCAAGATTTATCGGGATATTGCCGGTTGAAGGTATTGTTTGCAGGTCATCTTTACTTGTGCTTTTAGGGTCTCTGTAATTCAATGCCGAAGGATTAAGATTAAGAGGCAAGATAAACCCGCGTGAAGGAAGTATTAACGGAGGATCTGATTGCTTCATTGCAGCCCTTAACATTGTCCTCTTCTGCGCGTTTAACAGTTTAATAGCGGCTAATGCGTCCATAGCCGGGGAGAACCCGAATACATCACTTGCGTCTTTGTAGAACCTGCCAACGACATAAGGAAAATCAAAGAACCCGCTTTCTTTTATCAGGTGTTTTTTTGTCTTCTCAACCCAGCAAGAAACAAAAGGCATATTTACCGCGTCATCTTTGTTACTATCCCGGTAATCTCTTGGGCCGACATAATGCAATATCTGGACTTCATCCTGCGGGTTATCTTTAATCTTTTCTAATACAATCTCACCGGCATTATTGCCCCATAAATCAAACGCCTGCTGGACAGTCATTGTATAATTGCGATATACTCTGTTTACCCTGCCTTGCGCATCCTCTTCAATATTTACACCATTAAGCGGGCATATCGTAAAGCGCACCTTATCTTGAATATCATCAAGAACAAGTATCGCTCCTGTGCCGAAACATCCGGCATCAGTATAAAATTCCTGCATTGTGGTATCAAAATTGGATGAGTTAAGCACGCTGAATATCTTGTTTTCAACACGATTGAACCATATCCTTACTTCAGGAAACTCCATAAAATCTATATTGCGGGTCTGCATTGTGAACCACTTGGAAGCAGGATTGGTAAGGTTAGAATGAAAACCAGCGGACATAATCTTTAATGCCCGTAATGCCGTAGTATCAAAAAGGAAATTTAATTTTAACCTATCGCCTTTATAGCGGATAGTAGTTTGATTGGCTTTGCGAGGAAGAGTGTAATCAGCCAAATCTTGCCAATAGTTACGCCAGTTAGCATTCTGTCCGTCAAGTTTTTCGTTGCGCTTGCATAGTTTCTCTATGTCTATCATACTAAGCTCCTAATAATGTTTTCTTGGCTAAATCACCTGTTCCAAGATAGGACTCACCTGCAAGAGAAGTTTCACCGCCTGCTAATAATGTGGCTTTCCTTCTTTTTAATATAGCCGCTTCTGCGGTTGCGGCGGCTTCAGCCGGAGCTGCTTCTGCTCTTACTGCGGCATCACGCAAAGCCGCTTCTTGTTTTTCTGCGGCTTCTTTTTGTGTTTTAGTTTGCTCTTGTGAACCCATAATAGACATAGCTGTGCCTGCAAGAGCTGATACACCAGTCGCAATAGCAATCCCGCCTAATGTAGCAGAACCGCCGAGCGCTGTTCCTACTGCCGCAGCAAAAGGTATAAATGGCATCTCAATTCCTCCCGATAATCTTAAATTCGTTCATATCTTTATCCCACCAAGAAACTGTTTTGTAATCTTTCAATAGCTCTTTAAAATAATCTTGTATCTTTAATGGCTCGCCTGAATTGCTTGCCCCGAAGAAATGAACATTATCCCCTTTAGATTTATTAAATTCTTCAAGCAACTCACGGCTTAAATAGTAATCTTTGTTATTCTTTATTCTTTCCAACTGTTCATCTGTTACTTCAAAGAACAATGCTACCGCTTCAATAAAGCCATTCTTGGTAAGGATTTTCATAATCTATATTAAAACTTCTTTTTAATTTACTTTTAACATAGGGACGGATTAAACTCTTTTTCCTTGCATAAGGGATTAGAATTTAAATTGCTTCTTTAGCAACTCTATGTTAAAAGAAAGCGCGCTTTAAATATTCAACTTGTAAAGAGTTATGCAAGTCGAGGCTGTCAGGTTATATCCGTCTTTTATCACGACAGTCGTCCTCTCTTTTATCACGCAGGATTGACTATTACTTATGTTTACGCCCTTCTGCGATTTTTTCATCTATGACAAACCAAAAGCTGGTAAGGGAGTTCTTGTAATCCCTTGACCTAAAGTCAATAGTTCTTCATCATTTGTAATGCCTGACTTTGGTAATCCATTGTCTTCATCCGGCCACTTACGCATATCTTTAAAATCCTGTGCAAATCCCCATTGAAGCATCTTCCAACAATCAGCAAGCCCGGGGCTTCTACCTATTCTTTCTTTAATTTCTTTCTTGGGGATAAGTTGCAAATATCCTCTCTGCTCTTCATATTCATCAGCTTTTAATTCTTCTACCAAAGCTGTATCTTTAACATCAACGCCTGCCTTACCCTGCCATCCTCTTTTTTGTGCTGTAAATGCCGCTTCCGCGCGCATATTAAGATAAATTAACCTATCGCCTTCTTTTAATTCACTTGGCGCAGAACCGTGAAATTTAATTATTTCTATACCACGGAGATAATCTTTAGGCAAATTCATTAATTCCATATAAGTTTCAATACCTATCCCGTCGCAATCAACAATTATCCAATATCCATTTATTTGTTTGCATATCTCAACGGCTTTTATGGCTTTCTCTGTCGGAGGCATAATTGTTTTCTTGTAAACATGTAATACCTCACCACCCCTGCCCGCCATAAATACATTATCATCCATACCCTCGCCAGCCGGGTCAACCGCAACACCAGAATTAGCTGAATGCTGCGCTAATAATCCGTGCCGGGAATACATATGACTTATTAAAGACGAAGGGAATACAACATTACGCGTTGTAACTTCCCAATCATTTAGAACAAATTGGCGGTATAATGGATTATTTTGTAATTCAAGTATCTTTAGAGAATTGAGGAAATCCTTTTCAGCGTGTTCTTTATTATCCCAAGTAGTTGCTTCAATTAACTCTGAAAACTTACCGTCATAATCTGGCAATGCCTGTTTGCAGGCGTTCTCAAGACCCTGCTCTTTCCATAAGGGTTTCATCCAATGGTCGCCTGCGTTAGCAATAACCCACCCAGAGCGTTCTGGTATGCCTAATTTCTTAAAATCTTCTGTTGGCTCAAGATGTCGTCTTAATCGGCCAAACAACATAAAGAATGCTTCATTACTATCAAGTTCTTCGCCTTGTTCAATATAAAACCAACCAAGATTAATATTCTGCTGATTGATAGAATCAAGTTCATCAATATGCCGAAACATTGTTATTGAGCCATTAGGATCAACAAGGTTTCTTTCCGCGCCTACTGTAAGCCCTGTATATTTCTCAAAATCTTTTAAAGTAGAATCTGACAAAGAACGAAATGTTTTACGAAAAATAACTCCAAGATTATTAGGGATTAACTTTGAATATATCCGAGAGCGTGATATAGCAAGCATTGTTTTGCCGGTATTCCAACCACCGACAAATGCAGGATGTCGGGCTTTTGAATAGACAAAATCATATTGGAACGGTTTAAGAGTTATCTCCATTAAAACTCAACCCTACTTACTTCTGCTACTGGCTTTCGTTCCTCCGGAGTGATTAGAATAATTTTAGTAATGCCCCCTACGACATTACCAGAGTGTTCTACTCTATGTTTAATACGCTCTGTCATTTCACAAATAGAATTAAAATATTTATGGCGGGCATTCCAATCTTCAACTTCTACAAAATCATTGGAATTTTTATTGATAATTAATTTATCGGCATCTATTGACTCGGCATTAGGTTTTGAAACAATAACATTACAAGATTGCAACTTCATAGCATTCAGACCTTGTAAAGCGTGAGTAACAATAGCTTTATCAGTTAATCCAGCTCGCTCAAATTCATCTGCCAAGCTAACTTTTACTAACTTCTCTACCCTACAAGCCTGCTTCGCATAGTTCTCAGAATATCCAGCAGCGCGGGCCGCATTGACTGGATACATACCCAATAAACGATTTTTCTTATAGAGTTGCTGTCTTATATTCATTTTTTAAAAGTAGGGGGCTAAAGAAGCTCTTGGCTTATTAGCGTTTTTCGGGTCTGTCCTTCTTGCCCCCTCAATCAAAGTATAGCACATATTAGCCAAGTTTGGCAACCCTGTTTCTTATAAGTTCGCATATCCCAACATCTACCGCAAGAAATTCAGCTAAGATTTCCAACTTAAAACCCTTTAATATAAAATCCCTGTCTTGCTTTATAGCTGACCTGACAACCGCGCTGAATAATGCTTCTCCGCTTGTCATTTGCTTATTCTGTATATAATTATTAGCCATAAATAAAAAAGCCCCGCACCCAAGCTTATACTTGGGATTAGGGCCTATATTTTGGTGGCGGCCTTAGATTAAATTATCTTAATTCACTTTTAAATATTTCTCCAAAATTAGGATGACAAAACTCTATATTGCAATGTTTACCAGAACTTAATCCATAATTAGAAAAATTTGTTATATAATAAGTTCTTTTAATTCCCTTGCCAAAATCAATCATAACTTTAGCCTCTACTAACCCTTTTATTTCTCTTCCTTCGGCTTTCTCCATTTGAGTGTTGCCTCCCCCCATTTGAAATCTATCCCGGTAATCTCACTCTTATGAAACAAGAGGATTGCCGGTATATCCATATAACCCACACCTTGCGCGAACTTATCAAGCGCCTCTTGCGCTGTCTTACAGGTTGTTAGGTTTATCAAGGTTTCCTCAAATCTAAAGATTTCTGATATTGTTTAAGTTCTTCTCTTATTTTTGGAGTAATATCTTTATATAAAAATTGCGGTTTATCGCTTTTAAAAATAACTTCCTGATACATAATAGCCATTTTTTGATAAAACTCATTTTCTAATTTACGGCTTGCAAATATCGGTTCAAGGCAACAATGGATAATATGACTTATTTTATTATCCCTATGGAATAAATAAAAATCAGTAAAAGCATTCCAGATATTAAGAGCGCCATTGTCATTACCTTGATCGCCACTAGCTGTGGGATTATATCCACATTTGACTATAAAAATAGGTCTATAAATAATCTTCATAATCAAAGCAACAAAGGGTAAGAACAATATGCAACGCAATTCAAGAGCCAAGAAACAATGTGGGATATTCTCATAAAGATAAAATTTTCTTCTTATGAATGGCTTAATCAACTTAAGATATCTACGCAACAAATCCTCAAATTGCTGTTGTTCTCCTTCAGTAAATCCATCATTCCTTGCATAATCTCTAAACCAGAAATCAATATGAATCCAACGCATATTCACCTCGCTTATCCCCCCAGAATTAAACTAATCTTCCTTGAATTTTTAAAATTACACAAATAATAAATAATAAATTTAATATACAAACAATTCCAAAAAACTGAAATAGAAAATTATCTAAAAAAATAATTCTAATTATATTCATATTCCACCCCCTATATCACAATCGGTATATCGCTTATCTTTAATTTAATATTTATCTTCTGTTGCTGCGCTTGAACAATCTTGCCTATTAACTCCTCTCTTTCTTTAAGCCAATCTTCTTTTAGTTTCTCCTGACCTACCAAATCGCAGGCGCGGGCTTTTTCAACATAAGTTATTGCCTCTTGTATCTTGCCCATAGCAAGATAAGCGCTTGAGATATTAAACAACACCTTGAAATTGTCTTTATACTGCAAGCTGGCTTCAAAGTAATCCTGCAAGGCGGTATTAAACTGCCCCCGGGCAAAGAACATATTACCGTGCAATAACCAAGAATAAGAATACTTCGGCTCAAAGGTAATCTCAAAATGATTATGCCAGAAATCATTGAGATAAGCGCGCATTGAATATTTAAGCGCCCTTATATACCAGCCGATAAGGCCGCCTGCCAACAACAGTCCAGCTACAAACATCAAAGATAACTCAAAAGGGCTAATAAACATATTAGCCAGCATAAGAGCAAGCCCGATATTCGGAAGATAAGCATAGCGGCTCGTTATGTGCTGTTGGCCCAGGTTAATAAAATTACAAACAGGGGCTATGTTTATTGTAAACCATAAAAGGCCGAAAACTGCCGGGTTATAGTTCCATATTAAATTCTCAACAAGTATTAACAATACAGTCAATCCTACCCAGAAATATTTATCCGGCTTGTTTGACTCCTCAATGCCTTTCTTATCGGTTACATACTCGGACATATAGCTTTGGTAGAATGCGAGGTTGTTTGCCAAAATGCCATTAGTAAAATAATACCCATAGAATTTAACCGCGCGGATAATATTCTTAGGATTAAAGCATACCGCGGCCTCGTTCTGTATATCGTTTGTTTCTTTATCCACATAAGCGGCGAGCTTGGTATTTGTTTTAGGGTTGAATATCCATTTTGCTTTTACTGCGAAGGTATAAATAAACAACAAGGCAAGAAGTTTCCACCAGCCCGGAAGCGCTAAAAACATAAGGGGCGAGAATATAGCGTTGAAATAAAACTTTGGAGAATAGGCGAAAAAATACACAATAGGAGCAAGTAAGGGCAACATCCAGGCGAGTAATACGCAAGCAGAAGTATAGCCGTATGCCTTACCCGATAGCCATATAGATACTTCGTGGTTGTTTGGGTTAAAGGCGAACAAGAGCGCGGCAAGATAAGACACGATATAATTATTAAACACCTTGCCAAAAGACAAGAATATCATAATACAAACTAATGAATGTATGGCGATAGTTTGCAGGTGCGCTATCCTATTTAGCCCGGGTTTCTTAGGATCGTCATCGTGGTATGTCCGCGCGCATAGATTATCATAAAACCGCCTTAGCCAGCTCTTGGGCCTATCACCGCCCATTTTATAAACCGAAAAATCATCTACTATATAATAATTGTAAATAGTGCGCCAATATACCAAAAACACAAGAAAAACCATACTCAAAGAAGCCAAAAATATAATCATTTACACCCCCTTAATAAAAATAATACTAACCTCGGAACAAACATTAATATCCCCTTTATAATCTCTCTACGCTGTAATCTTTGGTATGCCCGCTTTGTAAGCAACTACCCACCCCTATTTGACTCCATCGTATCCCGCCAATAATCAATACTCTTCTGCTTCATCACCGCCCCGTGCTGATAAACACTATCAAAATAATCATTCAAAGCAGCTGAAAAGAAAGCTAACACTAAAGCTAAAAGACAAGCTAATATTAAGATTTGTAATTTCATTTTTTCCTTTCCTTCAAGTATAACCGCCTGTATCCCAAACAAAAAACAAAGAGTATGGCAGCCAATAAATGAATTGATAAATATTCCACCGCAAACAAGAAATGTAAACCTCCGTGCCTAATACAGTAAACCATTGCCTTGAGAGCCGTATTATATATATGCTCCCTGTTAGCCGAGAATAACCAGGTAATCGCGCCGGCAGTAAGGAAAATATACCACCAACGGCGAAGTAAGCCCCAGAGAAATAGCCAAACGATAAGAACAACCAGAATAAAGGTCATTACCATTTTATTCCTTTTTGAATGGTAACTCTTTACATTGAAATCCAGCGGCTTGCTTGTGTCCACCACCGCCATATTTTTTTGCAATTTCTGAGCAATCTATATCTTTTTTAGTGTATAACGATACCGTCCATTGTTTGCCGTCAAAAACAAAAGGTATCATTAAATCGTATTCCTCTTCTACGGTATCAAATAGCTGACTTGATGTAGAACCAACATTACAACAGATTGCTTTATGTCCTTCAAAAGTAGCAAAAAAAGACCACGCTTTTATTAGAGAGGCATACTGATTATCGCGGTATTTTAAAGCTATATCCCCTTGAGTAAGTATTTCATAAAGAAGTGGGGTTTCAAAATGGGTTATTAGCATACCGTCAAGGTCAAGCACTCCTTCTTTGAACCATAAATCCCAATTTTTGCTTTCAGGGTTATGTTCTTGTAATCTAATTCCAGCTTGGAGAATATTCAAATCCTTACCAAATTTAGAAAAATCCCATACATCATAACGACCTAACATTTTAACAATTGTCGGCATAGGAATATCTGGATGACAATATTTCCAAGTCAATTCACACCCAGAAAAATTATTATCTCTGATACCCTTTAATTCTTGAGAATATTTATATTCCATCGCTGTTTTATGATGGTCTATCCAAGTAATATCTTGAGTGATTTTTAATAATTCTTCCATTACTTTGGGCTTAAATGAAAAATCAACTATCCAAACTTCTTCATTAGGTAGGATTGCTTCCAAATCAATCGTATCTTTATAATCAATATCAATCATTTCGGGAGTTAACGCTGTCACTCCGTCTTGATACATCCAAACTTTTGAATAAAAAACAATTGCCCCTGCACACTTGCCATCCATATCTCTGTGATAAAAGCATTTCATTTTTTCTATCCCCTTTCTTTATGTTTTACCATACCGCTTCCCCGGTCGTGTATTTATGCTTATGGACTACAACCTCTAAATGAGTTTTTGCTATCTCTGCCCGTAATTTCCCAATCTGATAATCATACGCTCCCCATTGAATACAGGACATACGGATGAAGATTAACTGGGATAAGAGTAAGGCGATTATAAGATAGCGCATTTTTACCAATATAACTGCCCTCCTGTCGCAAACCACGCCAATAATCCTGCCAATGCCCAGGTAGTCAATAACCTTGTACATAATCTAATCTTGAACGGCAATAGTATAAGATTGAATACAAGAAAATACTCAAATGAAAGTAAGAAATATAATTGAGGAGTGGTCATTCTATAATTTTAGCTTTATAAACCTTACCATTAACCTTAACTTCAACTTCGCTGCCTAATAAACTCGGCTCTTTATCCTTGTATTCTATTTTTCCTTCAAGGCAAATTGGTTCTTTGTGGGGTTCTCTTTTTGCTTTAATAGAAATACATTTGATTGATTTATATACACAACAAAAAGCATAATATAAAATGTCCCCAGCGGTGATGTCCCCAGCGGTGATGTCCCCAGCGGTGATGTCCCCAGCGGTGATGTTCCCAGCGTTGATGTCCCAAGCGGTGATGTTCCCAGCGGTGATGTCCCCAGCGGTGATGTCCCTAGCGATGATGTCCCCAGCGGTGATGTTCCCAGCGATTACAATTGAAGCCAAAATAGTTATAGAACATTCAAATTTTACATCGCCTTTGATACTTAATACTCCGTTTTTAATATCTTGTTCTACTGCTTGCTGAGTTTTGTAAATTTTCATTTTTTCTTCCTTTCTCCCACTAATGCCGCCCAATCTTTAATTGACTTATCTGTCTTTGTTATTTTCCAGCCCTTCATCCAGGATCTACGGCGTTTCATTTAATTTTAATTTACTCCAACTCTGTACCATTGACACAGTTATCTAATAATTGATTGTGGAGTGCTGTCGCAATCATAACTACTTGACTTGGCATTAAATCCTCCATTACTGATAAATTATGGATTACGCCCCTTATCCTCTCCACACTAAAATTCTTCATTAGCCAGAGGTCTATTTCTTTAGCCATATCTTCAATTAAATCAGGGTCTAATACTTTATGGCTATTTCTTTCTGAACAATATCCTCGTGCTAAAGCACCTCTTATCTCTTCACTTTTAGTCATTGAACCTACCTTTCTTGAGGGGGTTAATTTACCCATTTTTATTTCTCCTGCTTATTTATGTGGCGGATATTCCTATCATCAATTATTTCATTTATTTTATTCATCAATACTTCATTATCAGGGAAACATTCTATGTCGTGGCTGTCTACAAAAACTTCCAATCTCTCAATCCTCTCCACTTTGGGTTGTGGGTTTTTAAATTCTTTACCATGAACAGGACATTGCATACTGTTAGTTGCCCCAACACCATTAGTATCTGAATTTTCTACATCACAAGAACAAATTTCCTTCTCCGGTATATGACCGAGAAGGGCTTGGGCTATAATCATATCAGCAAACTCCAGCAAATCCTTTCTCATCCAAGGTAATTTTGTTTCTAACACATCCGCCACTTTATCTCTTAGAGTCATAGCTTCTCCTTGTTAAATAATTCCGGTTGTAAAATATATTCCCATCTTATTTTCTTTGCTTCTGATTGGTCTGGGTTATGAGTATAATTTCTTTTACTCCACGTCATAAAGGGAATTTCTTTAATTTTATTCCAACCACTTGCTTTATAAATTGTTCCTTTATGAACTTCTGTGTCTTGATAAGAAATAAGTCTTTTAATATCTGGAAATTTATTTCTTATAAGTTTAATCATAATTCTCATCATTCTACTGGCAGTATTTTTGGGAGCTTTTGGAGAGATTGCGAATCTTCTTAATTCAAGAATTTCTCTTCCATTCTTAAATCTATTTTGAGCTACTGGAGAACTCCAAATAGCAATAGCATAACATTGATTTTTATAACTTGCTCCATAACAAATATAATGTGTATTTCTTATAATACAACTTGGATGTATACGAGGTAATCTACTATGCCATTTTTTATTATATTCCGAGGCTGTAAAGGGATTAACTTTTACTATTTTAAATTGGAGCGGAGAAGTCGGAATTGAACCGCTATCTAAATTTTGGAATAAATCTTGCTCTACCATTGAGCTATCTCCGCAAATTAACTTAATCATTCTAATATAGTTTCGGCTTTGGTTTTCATTTCATTCTTCCTCCGCTGATTGTAGGGCTCGCTATGTTTCATTTATTCCTCCTTTAGAAAAGTTCCTTTGTGGATAATTTGGTTATTTAGAAACTTCCTTTACACAAGGACATATTTTAACCTGCCCTTCACCGGTTAATACCTTACCCTGCCCATTACATAATTTGCAACCAGGATTGGGAGGGGAATATTCTTTCTTGGGCGCAAAATCAACCGGAGCTTCAACCTTATTAAGCCAATTTACTATAAAGCGCTGGGTTTTCTTGCGGCCTGGTCTTGTTTTTAACCAAACATCCATCTTCCCAAATTCATAGTCAAAATTGATATGTTTATAAACAGGGTTTGTTTTTAAGGACTTTAAAAACTCTTCATCAGAGAGAGTAGCCGCAGGCGCACTCCTTCCTTCCTTTCCTTTCCCTTCCTTCCTTCCTAAGCTGATTTCAATTGATTTCAATTGATTTCCATTGGGAAGGGGTAAATGGCTCTTACGCGGTCTGTCTATAATTTGATGATTTGCGAGGTTTTTAATAAATATATACTGCTTATTTTCTACTTCATAAATTATTGCTTTGTTTGTGTCAGTCAATTCTTTTAATAACTTTTCAATAGAAATCTTATCATTAGGGAAAATTCTGGCTTTAATTGATATTGGGTCATATTCCATAACCCCATTATCATCAGCAAAATTCCATAGACCTATATAAAAAAGCCGAGCATCTCTACTTAATTTTAACATATCCCCATCTGTCCAAAATTCTGGCTTCACGGTTCTTATTCTTGCCATATCTACCTCATAAAACAAAAACCCTACC